AGCAACACTTAAAGCATCTATTTCGCCTTCAGTAATTATAAGTCTTTTGCCGGCACCGTTAAATTTTTCTTTGCCAAATAGATTAAGTGAATTATTAATCCAGCTAAACTTTTTTGGAAGTTCTCTTTTCTTATAAGCTTTACCGCCGTCATACGGATAATAGTGTGCTTCTATTTCACCGTTTTCATTATAAGAACATTTTACATCAAAAAATTCTGCGACTTGTTTTGTAATACCCCTGTCTTTAAAACCTCTGACAGGAAGCTCTTTAATTTCATCTATAGAAAGCGATTTGCGGACTTTCGTAAATGTCTCTGTCACTTTTATCTCTTTCTGCTCTTCAACTTCAGTTTCGTCTCGAGCATCTGCTGGAAAAAATTTCTGACATGAAAAACAAAAAGAAGTACCATCATCATAAAGACGTCTAGCATCACTAGATCCGCATTCCTTACTTAAGCATCTGAGTCTTGCCTTAGTGAGTTTACCCATTGAATTAAGACTCCTGAAATTACTGTTAATAAAACGATTAAAAGAGTATAGTCTTGTGATTCAAACTTAGCTTCAATATTTACCAAATGAACTACACTATAACCTAATGAAAACAACAAAACAATTATAGTTATAAAATTTAGTAAATGCACTAAAGTTGTTAATTTCATATTACTCCCTAAATTCAGCCCAAGATCTCACTAATTCTAAACGTTTTTTATGTCTATCTGTTATTGGTTCCTTAACTGGCCATGACACTTTTTCAATCAGAGTGTTGTACCAGTTCTTGTCGGTAGGTGCTTCTACCATACACAAAGACCAAGTTTCAGAGTAAGACAACGTTCCTTTTGTTTTGTATTGTTCTATGCAAATAAAGTCGAATTCTTCTTTAGGTCTTACTTTAAACATTTCATTTAAGACTTTCGAAGAAGACGTATATTTCTTCCAATTTGACTCTTTACCTTTATTTAAAGCACCTGTTCCATAGTACAGTTTCTTACCTAAATAAAAGCGTTCAAGAATTCTATCTCTAATGACGTATATAAAACCAACGCCATCACCCATTTTATCTGGAAATTTCCAGTGACCGTTTAAAGAATTGTTGTATATGATTGGTTTTTCTATTTTAGGTACAGTTCCTGTAAATTTCATTAAACATCCTTATACGTCTCCTATGAAATCAATTCCTGAACTACTGGCCAATCTTTGCATGTGAAAAAGTCACTTTCATTTTTAGACAGATAGATCATTTTGCCATTCGACATTAAGTAGCTAAACCACTCATCACCGTAGGCTTGAATATATTGATCTACAACTTGTTCCTGGAATTCTTGTTCGGTACTAAATGGCTTTAAAATTCTTTCAGCTTTAACCTCACCAACGCGTGGCACTCCAGGTATATTGTCTGTCGGATCACCTTTCAAAAGCTGTTCATAATAGTGTCTGATTGCCTGCTCTTCAGATATTGTTATAAGCTCTTTCTTATGCATTAGATAGTGCTTACCTGGAATGCATTTCAAATCTTTATCGATTGAGCATATAACATAATCATCGCCAGCTTCAATAGCCTGTGTAGCCCATATTCGCATCAAATCATCAGCTTCAAAGTTTGTAGCTTCTACAGCTAAATCCTCAGCTGCAGCTAACCTTCTAAGTACCGGTACAAATGCATTTTGTTTATTAGGATCAGCATGCCGATTTAATTTGTATTCTGGATATAACTTATTTCTAAAGTTATTAGAACCCTTTACAGCCATTAAATATTTGTCGCAATAGATTAAATCTAACAAAAATCTTAAATCTGATTTTAAATTTTCCCAAGATTCTTCTAAATATTGTTGATCTTCTTCTTTAGTCCATTCTAAAGGTATTCTTTTGCCCTCGTCGTCGAGACTTATAAAAGACATTCCATTAGTCACTCTAGCCTTCTTTTCCCAACGAGGCTTACATGCTTGATAGCACAAAACGTCTCCATCGATAATTGCAATTGTCAAATGTACCTCCTTTGATTACAATATAAACATTTTACGAAATACTTATTTGTGTATTTCTTACATACAATACATTTGAAAGCAGTCATGACTTAGGACCTACAAAAATTGAATCAGGTAATGGAAATTCATATCCCACCTTCCTCCACAGATGCAAACAAAATGGATGATGATTTACATATTCACTCTGAGGTGGATGAAATTGAATAACGCAATCTTGCTTTCCCCAAAACAAATCTTTAACAAAACACATCTCTCCCCATGTAGGGCATCTTTGAGTTCCTACAGTAACGCTGACGTGTTCCCAACCATGCCCATCAGATGCGATTACGAATAAATCTGTCTTAGTGTCTGTATAATATATTTTAAAAGCACCATTATTTTTGTATGACCAATCCGACGCTAATGGTCCTTGGGTCAATCGATATTGTTCTGGAACTTTGAACATTTGGCCACCAATCAGGTTTATTTCGTTTAGTCCAATTAGCAAAGCTTGCTTTACTTTTGTAGTACTCCCTATAAGACTCTACTGTCTTATAAGTACCATCTAAGTATTTAAGCTTATACTGCTCAGGCATGCATAAAACCCAAGGTGTACAACCTTGAGGAATACACACTAGAGGTTCATGTAAGCTCTCTATAACATCTTGACATTTATGTCTTTTGTTAAATCTATAAGTATATTCTTCACAGATAGCTATGCCATGCTTTACTAACCATTTATAATTTTCAAGAGCCTCTGCTGCCCATAGAACACATGGATGATTCTGATGAGTAGGCTTGTAAGGGCCTCCGTTAATAGTTGAAAGAATTTGAGCTGTTTCGAGTGCCATTTTAACAATATGCTTATCGAATTGCATTCTAGCAGCTTCTTGCGGATTAACACTTAAAACGAATATGTTCATTACAAATTTAAAACTTTAATTATTTTCTTGTATTTAAATCCATCTATAAAAGAGTGATTTTTCACACTTTTAATTACTTTTCCAAAACTATAGAAGTTATTAGCAGGTACAATTACTATTGTATCTTTCTCTAGTTCATTTTCGGATAAATAAGCATAACCTTTAGACCAAATCCCTCTTTCGTTAAATGTTACGAAGACAGCGTAACCATTTTTCTTGAGAAAGTCACAAGAGCCTTCTTCAGTTATTGCACACGATTCTTTTTTATGACATAAAGAGGAACAATTCATTTTGGATCTCCGAATGCGATGTAGTATTGAGGGCCTTTATTTAAATCTTGTTTAAAGTACATTTGCTCTAATTCAAGTTTTGCACAAATACTCTTAATTGTACAAAATAACGGAAAATCACCATTTTTAGTGCTACTTTCGTAGTAATGATCTGTTACATGGATCCAAACATATGGTTTTGAAATAGCCATGCTAATGGTAGAAAGAGCAATTGCCAGACTTTTACCTTCTTGTCTGCCTTTCATTGAGAGCGGATAACTTCTCGCTAAATGCAATGGATTTCTTTTGCTTCTTGGTGGATCTGTAGGAGTCAGATCAGATTTAGTTTTGTCAATGGACATCATACCATGAGTTTCCAATTTTAGCACCTCCATCCATAATTGTTACACCAAACAACTTAGGACCATCTATAAATGCTTGTTTACCAATCTTTGCGGCTTCCTCTGCATGCTGCTCTGGAACCATAAAATCTATTTCATCGTGGTAAAAAATGCAAGGTACAAACGGAATGTTTGCTTTGTTTAACCGTTCAACTGTTAGCATCAAGGCTGATGCACAAGTAATTTTCTCTAGAGACTGTAAAAGATACACAAGAAGTTTATGGAAGGAATCTACATATATTCGATTGCCAGCTAACGAAGGAATGTAGCCATCTCCATTTTGAGAAGTTTTACCGTAAATATTTTCTAATTTATCGATTAGTTCTTTAAATCCAGGAACTGCTTTAAGAAAGCCATTTTTTAACTTATTGCCTTTTTCAGCGTTTAATGTACCAAATATGTAACTCCACAATTTCTTGCCAGAGGCCCCAAATAGAAATGCATATAAAATACGTTTTGCCTGAGACCTCGCGACTGTATGCTGAACACCCATTGACTTCAATACAGCTGTTAATACATCTGCATTGTACTGATGAATATCGCCGTTGAGCAAAGTATCAATGAACTTAGGATCACCAAGATAATGCGCCAACCCTCTTGCTTGATTACCCGATGAGTCACATCCAATAAGCTTCCATCCCGGAAGACACGTGAATAAAGAACGCATTTCTTTACCCCATGGACTATCTGCGGAAGGTACGTTAACAATGATACTATGGCGAGCACGCATGCTGGGAGTGCCAATAGTAATACAAGAACCATGGAGCATTCCGTTTTCATCTGTATTCTCAATCCAAGTCTTTAAAATGCCAAATCGAGACCTTGCAGTTAGAAATTCTAAGTATAATTTACCATCACCTCCAAGAAACTCTAAACTGTCTTCGGTTATTTTTGGAGAACTTTGAACTTTCTTACCGGTAATTTCATCAACTTTGTAATTATATTCAGTAGGCTCCCATCCATTTCTATATAGAAACAATTTTACATCGGTGACTGAATCAAGACTTAAGAATTCAAATTCAACTCTACAATATGGCCCTGCAACCATCCTTTCTTCACCTTCATAGCCAGACCAAGGATCTATATTAAACCATTTTGCAGTATGAATATCATAACAACCTTTTTGTGTCCACTTTGGTCTTTTTTCTTCAACGATACCTTTTTTACGATCTACAGCAACACATTTCATTCCAAGCTTACTATTTAAGGTGTTGTAAGCCCTATTCATTTCATCTTCTAGTTTAATATAAAGTTCTTTCGCCTTAGGCATATCAAAAGGCCACCCATGATACTGCGCATCTGCCGACCATTTAGCTGCAGCATGTTCCGCTCTTAGATAATACTTAATATTCGGTTGTTTAGAGTAAAGATCTTTATATTCAGCATCAAGAATTTCAAAGACTTTTACATTGAGATCAACGTCTGATACGTTTCGAATTCTCATTTCCTCTGAGAATTTAGACCAATCCTCGTGTTGTACTTTTGGTTTTCCTAAGAAGTTGCCCCAGGCTTCTAAGCTATGGCCTTCATTTCCGAATCGTTTATAGTTTAATACTCTGGATAAAATTAGAGTATCTGTAACTATTACATTACTTGGCAATTCGTAATTAAATAATTTTTTGAATAAAGTAAAATCATAATCTACAATATTATGTCCAATTACATGAGTAGCTTTTTTAAATTCATTAATCCAGCTTAAATCACCTTCTAAATAACTTTTCGTAGTGTTTGTATTAAAATTGTAGATTGTTAATATCCACATCCGAGTTGCAGTTTCTATTAAGCCATCTGCCTCGGCATCGAATAAAATCTTCATTTTACACTTGGATAAACACTGTTGATTTGATCCATAATTTCATGCGCATATTTTGCATGAATCGGTTTCTTATTGTTTTTAATATATAACATCATATAGATATAATAAAATAGACCCTTTGAAAGTTCTTGTGTTTCGGAATCTTTACGACCATTCCTATCTAAGTATTTTCGAATCTGCAATTCAACAGCTGCGATAAACAGTTCTGGATTCTGATAACGCGAGATACGAGACATCGCGTCAATCCATTGATATTCATCAATAAAGTTTTGGTAGTGGTTGAGTTGAATTGCATCAGTTTTAACAAAAGATGCATTCAATTCAGTATTGACGCTAGTCGGCTTTTCAATCATATTTGGAGCCCAAGCGAATTCTCTTTCGAGTCTTTCTCGCCACATTACAAGGTCTTCGATACTTTTTAAAGTAACATCAGGTGTATCTTTTGCTAGGTTACTAACAATAACAGAAAATGGGAAAGTTACATCGGCATCGTCAATACTGTGAAAACTAGTTGCTGTATCAAATTTAACTAGTGAGCCTTCTCGAGTTTCACAGAAAGTATAAAGATATTGCATTTTTATTTCAATTTAAAAGGGGCTACCCTTTCGAGTAGCCCCATTAGTTTGGCTTAATAAGTATCGTCTTCGTCGCCGTTTTCTTTGGTGTTATCGATTACTTCCGTTTCGGCTTCATCGAACTCATCACCACGAGGTTTCGGCTTGTAGACAATATGCTTTGTCACTTGAATACCCATAAGGACGCTGGCAATACCTTTACCGCCATCCTTACGAGGATATTCGTATTGGAAAATACGAACATTGCCAATCGAGCCGTTTCCGATACTATTCGGATCAATTTCTCTTAGCTTACCATCAATAACAGTGATAGGAGACGCTTTTTCACCATCTTCTTTGATTGACTTCTTTCGAAGGTTCACACGGAAATAAGGAGCACCTTCATCAGGTACCACGGCTTTCACAGGAAGACCGATTTCTTCCCACAACTTCTTTACAGCCTTATCCGTAGTACGAATTTGAGCTTCCCAGGTAGGATTTTGCTTATTAAACTTTGCGCTTGGACGCTTAGGGTCGAGCTTGCAAAACCACAGTTCACAGTCTTTAACGATTGGCATAGTTTTCCTTAGAAATAGTTGACCCTCATTTGAGGGTTAATCTAACGGGTTTCCCTAACAACTAAATACACAAATTTACTCTAAGAACAGTTTATCCCACTGCTCAGGAGTAATACCACTCAAAATGAATTCACGCTGGTCAGGTGTCAACTGCGGGAAAAAGTTTTGTATAGGCGTATTTCCTCTATAGAATTCTTCTAATTGACTTTCAGTTATAGGTATTTCCATACCATACACTTTCGAGTCAATTGGACTTACTTTTTGTAAATACATAATTCACCAAGAAGGATTTAGGTTTATTTCTTGAGATTCATGCTGTTTAGTAATTTCAAAAGACTTTTTAATTAAAGGATATTTTTCCTCAAATTGCTTTGGAATTAAATAGATATTTCCGCCGCCATTGTGAGTAATTAAAGAGACTTGATAATATCCATCTTTAAGATCTTCAAAGATGTCAAATTGAGTTTCTTTCTCATCAATTGTAAAATATCTTTTATTTTGGTTATCGTACGCAACTGTTTGGATTTGCTTAAGATCTACTTCTGTTTCCACTAAATATATTTTACCGCCTAAATCTAATTCGAAGTTTTCGCCAAAGTTATCTTCATTACTGCCGAAAGTATTTCGCATATTTTCGATGTAATTTTCAATAACTTTAACTAGCTCTTTAGATGGCGAATTTTCACGAAGAGCTTCAATATTATTTCCAAGATCTTTCATAGCACCTCAACAAAAGCAATATTCACTTTCTAAGATTAATTTTATATCTAGATTTCCTAATTTTACATTTGTAAAGTCACCTCCAATGTCTTTCATAATCGATTGTAGTGGATCTGATTCGTATAATTTAAGAAAAGTTGTTCGAAGTAATACAAACAATTTTGACATATCTGCCAATAAACATCCGAAAGAATCGTGTATAGTAGTTACTGGAAAATCAGCTTCAGAAACTACCATCGATAAATGTGCGGCATCTAAGCTATGAATTATATTTGGGCTTGCACCTTGCGATTGTTTACCTTTAGATGGAACTGGTTCCTCAATAAAGCATATTGCTAACTGCAAAGTGTTTTCATAATAGCCAGTATTATTTCTTTCACCCTTTGGTGGTCCGTATTGAACCCATATCTTTTTTACAGTACCTTCTGTGTAGTTTTGAACAACTGGAAAATTCGTGACAGGGACAGTCCACGAAAGAAACCTATCATCTTTTTCAGCCTTTTTACCAGCATCTTCAAAGACTTTGAGAAGCTGCATTGGACGTTCTAAAGAGATACGACAATTGTTAAATGTCTCTCTACCTAAATAAGCACCCCATTTGTGTTCCATAAACATCAACAAGTCTATATTATGCTTACGGGCATCGTCAATAACTTGCTGACCTAAACCATATGCAGTTCCGCCATCGTTTTGTTCAGTAAAGTTCGCTACGCTTTACCCGTATTGAGTTAACTCCTAAGAACTGCAAATTCGCCGTACAGTTCTTTTCGTTTCTGTTCTACACAATTAAATGCTTCTTTAGGTGTATTAAACAATCCTAAATAAAGCTTTTTACCATCAATAGTAAGTCTAGCTTGATATTTTCCACTAGGCGTTTTAATTATGCCTCTGTACCCTGTTGTATTGTTTTTAGACAGTTTCGAGTTTTGTCTATTTTGAACTTGATTACAGAGCCTAAGATTTTCAATTTTATTATTTAAAGGATTGCCGTCGATATGATCAATTTGCATTCCTAAAGGAATCGTTTCATTATGTATTTCATAGATAATCCTATGAAGCATAAAATTCTTTCCGAATACTTCGACTTGATGATATCCAGAACTGTTAATCCAGCCTACTTTAGAGTGTTGATTGTTAGAATAAATTCTAGTTAGAGAGCCATTGCTATTATATTTAAATATTTCTTTCCAATTCATTGTATACTTAACTCAATACAGCTGCATATTACTATGCAGACCAGACTATATCATCACGCATTACTGCGCGGAGTGCGCTTCGAGTCGCTTGACTCTACATAATAGTCGTTACACCTTCAATAGCATTTCTGCTAAAGCTTGGCTCGGTATTGTCCACGGCGATGGATGTTCACCGAATTCACACTCTTTTAATTCCGCCAAGTTAACGGAATAGTCATTACATTTCTTTTGACTATCTTTCTACGATGTTTTTTATCTTTGATTCTGGACCAGAAAACTGCACTAGAGATATCTAATAAAAATTGATTATCTTCTTTGAATGATTTTATTTTTTCTATTAAATCTTTTCTAAGATCACTCTTAGGTTCTGCAGCATTAATTTGCTTTTTAAATTCGATTAAATTATCAATAAATTTTTCAGCATCTTGTATTTCTTCAGAAGTCATTAGCTTTAGCTCATCTTCAAGATGCTTCCACACATGATCTGCAACATATAAATACAAATCACCTGGCAAATTTTGTGGAACTAAATTAACGTGCGGTGCAATTACTTCGTCTTTAGTAAGAGCAGATAAGTGTTGACTACCGTTATTAGAACCATCTACGTACGCTTCTAAATGAGATTCATAATCATACTCATTAATGACATCTTTATGATTCTCATATACATTCATTTGCCAAATGCGAAAATTCATCAATTCAATGCAGGCTGCCAAAAACTGCCAAGGCTTATCGGCCTTCATCCAACCTTGATTTACTTTGGGAGATTCAGCATAAGACAAAAGGATTTCTTCATTATCTACAGACCATAAGTAACGTTCTTTAAGTGGTATTTTATCTGTTTTTGCACCGTCTTCACGTCCAGAATCGCCTGCCCAAGATGATGCTATACTAACCATTAGCCAAAAGAAACCGTCTTTTCCTATAGGTTTTTTATCAGCTCTTAGAAGCAACCCTCTGGCAAGATCACTACCTTGCTCATGCAAGTATGCTGTAGAAACGTATTTACGACCTCTAAAGTCATATGTATATAAATGGTAAAATGTTTTATTTAAAAATCTTTTAGCGATATCACCAATAGCTTTAGCTTCTCTAAGTTTAGTCGCTTTCGCTTCCAGATTTTGCAACTCCCAGATATCAGAAAAAGCTTCAGTTTTATTTCTTAAAGCCCATGTATGTAAATTATAAATATTCGTGTTTATTTGCCAACCTACTGATTGTGCTTTATTAACACAATCAAATATCATAGGATGCGTTTCTAGCGATATTTTGTCTAGTACATCTTTGTTACCAGTCTTTACTAACCAGACACCCGTTGAATGCAGCGCTGAAGTCCACGGAGCATATGGAGTTTCTGACGGTAGCTTTTCAATTTCACTTGCATCTAAGTTATTCCATAAATTGCAAATTACTTCATCATTTAACACTTGAACTATATAAGTGTTATGACCTTTAGAACCTTTTCCAAGCAAAGTTTGAAGAATATTAAGTTCTTCAAAACTATACAAAATAAAAGCACCTGTCTTTGCTGCTAATGCTGAGTCTCTTTTTAATTTAAACTTAGCTCTAATACTATGACCTATTGCTGAAATAACTTCTGTAAAATATATTGAATTATTATGACCTTTCTTCGGTCTGGTATACAAGTATACAACAGATATTACAGTGTCTATATAGACATTTAAATCTAATTTTAAAAGATACTTTAAAGGATTGTGATTTGAAAT